CGTAACGCGACCAGTAGCGCGCCTCCGAGATCTCAAACTTTCGCTTGTTCTCAAGGAAGCGTTCGTTCTCCTTGACGATATCCGGCAACTCCCCCCCAGTCCGTTCCTGTCCTGGTCCCCAAAGACAAAATCTAAGAGGCTCAGTATAGTCCCAGCTGAAGAAGTTTACTCGTTTACCACCAGAGCGAACTCGTTTCCAGTAGCGCTTTACACAGCGGTCCAACTCGAAGTCAGACTTGGTCTTTCCCTTCACCAACCAAGGAGCCCTAATGGTCAGAGCCTTCTGCTCGATCTCTTTTGCCATCAAAGGCCCGAAACCGATAGAAGCGCGCTTCGAGCGCGTCCTAAGATCGTGTGCGAGAATACGCTGTGCCAGCGTGATCTCAACTTTGAAACCAGGAGGGGCCACCTGATCCATTCCACCAACCGAAGCTGGTAGGAAAAGATTCCGGCCTCGACACTCATCCTTGATCTGAATCTCATGTTTCTTCAGATAGAGAGACAGGATGTCGCATCCTTTTCCTGGTAACGCGCCCCGAACCAGTTCCGTTATCACCGCCGTAGCAGTTCTAGCCGATTCCTGATCCAGGTCGGATACCTTGTTCATTACTTTGCCCTGACCGAAGTAAAGGCCTGAATTGAGGTAACGAACTTCAACCGGACAAATGGGTTCCTTTGTCAGATCGAAATGGTAGCAAGTTGAGTTGATGTTTAGGAAGAAAGCTGAACAGTACGCTTTCCCAAGAGACATTTCGAGACCAATACGCCGACCTAAGTCAACATGCTGATCCCAGAGTGAGACTCTCGCGATATAACCCATATCATCCCCGTTCACCAGAACACCCTTTAGTTTACGCTTAAGGGGTCTTGGATCATCACGGATCAGACGTAGATATAGACCAAGATTTGCCAAACACAGTATCGGAAACGAGGTTATGGACCCCATTAACTGTCCTGTTTTCTGCATAACTGATCTTACCGTCCCATCAGGGGTTGGAGGATAAATACAATAGTGGGGCGCTAATGTCGCAAGCCACATATTTATCCAGGTGTCAGGGTAGCCTAGTGTCAAGAACTCCATGATCCATTTGGAAAGCTTTGCTGATAGATTATCAGTGGCCGCGCTATAGTCTATGCTAAAGCTGCGATACTCACCTTCACCTAATTCAACTCGATTTTCCCACAAATCAAGGAGGTCCGTTGGCGAACATGGTCTGCCAATAAGCCGAAATTCCGGTCGTCTCCGGAGTACATTATGAAGCGCCACCTGAAAAGGCTTCGCAAGATAATACTCCGTCGCAGGACCCTTACTGATAACCCGAACTTTTAAAGGTTCAAGCACCGCTTGGATCTGCGCCGCCAAAGTTTGTTTCCCCCAATGAGCAGATTCTTCTAACATTGCTGTCCAAATCTTCTGTCCTTCAGGATATCCATACTCCGGAAACACCCGAGAATCTTCAATTCTCCCCCCCACCCGCACAATTGGACTCCATGCCAAGTTCATAAGTTCTGGTGACTCATAATCTTGGGCAAAGATCCCCTTGCGCTCAGGATCCATCCGCTGCAGTCTACGCTTCCTCTCAGAGTCCTCATTCAAGAGAGCCCCAAGCTGACCGCCGTATCCGCGCGGAAACCATAACGAAGCACTAGTACTGGCTA